GTAAGATTAGCACAAGCTACGACAGATACACCAACAAAGACTGGACAAGAATTAGATTTAGGTCCAGAGATTTTAGGGTTTATGGGACTACGTCCTATCAAGGTAGATCCTGAAAGATCTATGGGTTTTAAAATAGCTGACTATCAAAGAGGTATTAGAAATGCCAGAAGAGAATTTACTGGTGGTTACTTTGGTTTATTAAAAGGTGGACCTGTAACTGAAAATGATATTATTGAAAGATTTATAAAAGCTAACGCTGCACGTTTTGATATTCAACAAAATATGTTTAATGATTTAAATGCAGCTGAAACTTTAGGAATAGAAGAAGGAACTTTAAGAAGACAATTTGAAAATAGACAAATTAGTAGCACAGACTATCGTAATTTAAGACAAGGAAAATTTGAACCATATTTTCCATCTGATGAAATTGCAAATAGATTTAGAGAGATTGCAAACAATTTAGGTGAAGATAATCCTTTTGTAGAGGCTGCTCCGGTGTTAAGAGAAATTGTAAGTGAGTTAAGACAATTAGAATTAGGTGAACCATTTAGTATTAACGTTGAAGAATATATAGTGGAACCACCACAAACACCGCCTTTACCACCAACCGTAACATCAGCTATGCCTAATAGTCAAACAATTACACAAGGACAACAGATTGTAAATCAAACTTTAATGGCAGGTGGTGCAGCTGGCCAAACTGGAGGATTGACGCCAGTTGAAAATGCATTACTATCAGATGAAGAAAAACAAATTATTTTAAGAAACAGAGGATTTATAACATAATGCCTAACGGAGATAAATTACAACCTAAAAGTACAAGAGAGCATTTGCTTTCTATTTATGGATATATAACTGGATTAAAGAAAGATGTTAAACATATGCATGATGGTATACACGATTTGGGCGGTAAGATAGACAAGATCTATTGGGTGTTATTGGGTACTGTTGGGGCAGTATCACTTCTGCTATTAGAGAAAGCTTTAGATAAAGGTTTTTTTTAAATCCATTGTTTTAATTCTTCACCCATTACATCACTAGCTATATTCATTTTAGTTCGTAAAGCTTTTTGTACTTTTTTATCGATGGTATCTTCAGCAACTAGATCAATGTATGTCATAGGTTTTGTTTGACCAATACGATCTATTCTAGCTTCTGATTGTAATCTTTTTTCTAAATCGTAACCATTAGAATAATAAATCATAGTTGAAGCAGCAGTTAGTGTAATACCATATCCACCTGTTTGTGTTGTACCTACGAAAAATCTACACTTTGGATTGTTTTGAAATTTTTCTATATTTTGTTGTCTTTCATCGTGAGGAGTAAGACCATAATAATCAACAACAGAATCTTCACCAAAATGTTTTTTTATATCGGCAATAATTCTTTCTACATCTTTTTGATAGTAAGACCAAATAACAGCTTTTCCAGAAAGTTCCCATAAAATATCCATAAGCTCTGTTAATCTATTACAAGGAAGTTCTTGAGGTTTACCATCATCTGTTGGATGATATCCACAAGATATTTGATGTAATCTTAATAATTGAACCATAACCGTAGAAGTAGAACAAACTTTACCATCTAGTTCTGATAAAGCATATTTTCTCATTTCATTATATAATTTTCTTTGCACACCAGTTAACTCTATCTCTCTTGTAACGTAAGTTCTTTTTGGTAGATCCAAGCAATCATCTTTTAATACACGCTCACTAAATTTTTTTATTTTATCTTCAAGCTCTGGCAAGTTTCTTTTATTTGGCCCAACAGGTACAGATACAGTACGAGAACCTAAGTTCATAGTTTTCATCACACAATAATGTGAACGATAAGCCCAATAAGAATCAAAACCCAAGAGCCAGGAATCAAGAAACTGGGCCTGACTCCATAAATCTAATGGTGAATTTGTTATGGGCGAACCTGTTAATATTCTTCTGTATTTAGCTAACGGTTTTAATTTTAAAATATTTTTAGTTCTATTTGCAGTAGGAGTTTTAATCGTAGTAGATTCATCTATGGCCATCATGGCTTTGTGTGAATCTAAAAAACGTCTAGCAAATTCAGTTGCTTTTGGATAAGAAAGCGCCTCTACATTCATAATTAAAATATGAAAATCAGTATTTGTTGCAAACAAAGAATTTAATTTTTTTATTTGATCTGCACTGCTATTTGAAGTTTCCCACAAGACTACATTTTTTTGAATGTGATCTACCATGTGAGTAGGTATTTCATTCTTATACCAATTTTTATAAACACCTTTTGGTGCTATCAAAAGCAATCCATTTATATTACCTTTGTCATAAAGCATCGATGCGTTATCAATTAAAACTTTAGATTTACCTGTACCCATTTCCATAAAATAAGCAAAGTATTCTCTATCCCAAGAACGCTCTAAAGCTTTGAGCTGATGCTCGTATGGCTTTGTTTTAAACCTGTAATTCATATTTACTTTTACTTTCTAAATGCTATATATTATGTGAAAGATCAAAAGTCAATGAGTAAAGTTTATTTAGTACAAGATATTCCTACAGATAGGGAAACGGGTCGACCAAAGTTTGATGTAACAGCTGCATTAAAATATGGCGAAATTAAGGTAATGCATCCGCGTTTAGCACAAATGCAATTTTCACCGGGACCATTAATTTTTGAAATAAGGCAATCATTAAAAGATTTTACGGATGATGATTATTTATTATTGTATGGTGACCCAGCTCTAATAGGAGTTGTATGTTCTGTAGTTTCTGACATGAGAAATGGTAAATATAAAATTTTAAAATGGGATCGAAGACAACAAACCTATTACCCCATAGAAATAAATCTTTTTCAAAAATAAGTTGACACAACTTTTTTAATCACTATATTGCAAACTGCAAAAAGGAATTATTATTAATGATTAAACTAACAACTATATATGGAGAAAGCTATGACTATAGACTTAAGAAAAGATGCACCGAATCAGGTGTCAAACGTCAATCCAGACGAACTATCAAATGAAATTAATACGCTTCAAGAAATAAAACAAGAAGTTATTAATCAAGAAAGTAAATTAAAAGAGTTAAAAGAAAGAGAAAAATATTATTCTAATATTATCATACCTGATCTAATGAATCAGTTAAATCTCAAAACTTTAAAATTAAAAGACGGATCTGAAATATCTGTAAAAGATATATTTGGTGTCTCAATTATTGCAGCCAAAAAGCAAGAGGCACATGACTGGCTTCGGAAAACAGGACTGGGAGCGATTGTGAAAAATGAAATCACAGTTAAATTTGGTCTTAACGAAGATAACAAGGCGGAGCAATACGCTACCCTTGCAAGAGGACAAGGTTATGAACCCGATCGGAAAATTGCAGTTCATGCCGGAACCCTTAGAACAGCTTTGCGGGACTATCATCAAAGAGGTGGTAGCATACCTGCAGAGTTGTTCACTGTGTTTGAAGGAAATCAAACAGAAATAAAAACCAAAAATTAAACTACTAAACCAATAAACATTAAGGAGTAAATATGGACAAACAAGTAGCTAAAAAGAATAGTGCAGGATCACTTGCAACTATAAACCTTCGTGCAGATATGGGCAAAGGTGCAGAAGAAATTAAATCGGACGATGTATCAACTCCGATATTAAAAATTCTTCATCAGCTTTCACCAGAATGTAACGAAAGAGATCCAAAATATGTACAAGGTGCTAAACCTGGCATGATATATGCAGCAGGTTTTACTAAACTTATTGATGGAGAACAAGGTTTGGATGTGATCGTTGCTCATTCTCAAACTAGATACCCGGAATGGCAGGAAAGAGGCGATAGTGCTTCGGCTCCAGTCGGAACTCATTTAGAGATTCCAGCGGACGGTGTAGAAGAAAAGAATGGTAGATATAGATTACCAAATGGAAACTATGTAGAAAAAACTGCATACTTCTATGTATTAGCATTAGTTGAAGGTGAAACAAGACCTGCAGTTATAGCTATGAGATCTTCTAATCTTACACCAGCGAGAGAGTTGAACAATTTAATCAAGAATCTAAGATTCTCTGATGACAATGGTTCATTTAATCCAGCCGCTTATGCAGCAGTTTATAATTTAAAAACTGTTGGTAAGACTGCAGGTAGCAAAAGCTGGCATGTCTACAAACCATCAAGAGTTAGAAATCTTGATGTCAGTAAAAAAGAAGATGCTGAGATTTATGAAGTTGCACAACAACTTCAACAATCAGTATCCAAAGGTGCAGCAAAACCAAAATATGAAGCATCAAAAAGTACTGGAGACATTGTATAACCGAGTACCTTAAAGCGTACACTTGCAAGAAGGGCGTCGAAGCGAGAGTGGAAACGCCCTTTTAATTATGGAAGATTTTGAAAAATATTTTAGTGGATTAAAAAGAGACTTTGGTTTCTGTAACGTAAAGAACGGATACCTTGACCCTAAAACAAACAAACTAAAATTTGATCCTGGAGATTATGGTTGGGCTAAAAGACCTATTACAAAAAAAGATTACGATGATCATTTAACAGGACAAAAATCAATAGGATTACAAGCATGTGATGATGAAAGTATGGCTAGCTTTGGCGCTATCGATATAGATCCTGATGATTATGAAAAATTTAATTTACAAAAATATTTAAAAATTATTCAAGAAAAACAATTACCTGTAATACCAATTGAATCTAAAAGTGGTGGTTTACATGTTTATGTTTTTACAAAAGAGAAAGTGCCAGCGTCTTTAATTAGAGAATTTTTATCAAACTTATTATTTTTATTTGGTTTACCATCAAAGACTGAAATATTTCCTAAACAAACAACATTGGGTAAAAATCAAAATGGTGAAAGAACCTCGGGTAGTTTTATTAACTTACCATATTTTAATGGTAAAGAAAGACAAGCTTACAAACCTGATGGTACTAAAATGGACTTAGATTATTTTTTAAAAGTAATTAAATTAAATTTACAAACAAAAGATAGTTTACAAGAAGTTAGTAATAAAAAAATAAAAGAGGTATTGACTGGTGGTCCAGAAGAATTTTCTGATGGCCCTCCTTGTCTACAGATGATTTGCAAAGAGATACAGGAATCAGGGTCTAAATTAAAAGATGAAAGAGATAGATTTTTATATAACTACATGGTGTTTGCCAAAAAGAAATTTAGTGAAAACTGGGGAAAGAAAGTTTTAGAAGCAGCTAGATCATACATAGTTTATGATGATGTATGGGGTGATAGTAAAGTAGAGGAAAAAATAAAATATTGGAAAAAAGATACTGCTGGATTTAAATGCAATGATTTACCTATTTCTTCTTACTGCGCGAGAGGAACGTGTCTTAAGAGAAAGTTTGGTATTGGTGGTCACTTTGATTCGCAGTGGCCATCAGTATCAGGTTTAATTAGAATTACATATAAGCCTGATCATGAATATTTTTTTAATGTAGAAGTAGCTGCAGATAAGATCGTTCAGGTTCATGCTAAAAGTATAAAACAATTTAATGAGATGAAACAAATGCGTAGTCTTATTGCAGATCACACAACAACTTATCCACCAACTATAAAAGAAAAAGAATATCAAAACATATTAAATGGATTATGGGCAACCATGGAAACTATACAACCTCCTGCAGGGACTAACCCTGTAGATATGTTGAAGAAAGAATTGTTTGATTTTGTAAATGGACCAAAAGCAAACTCGTATGCATCTTTTAAAACAGGGGCTGTATTACACGAAGATAAATATTTTTATTTTATTTACGATAAATTTTACGATGAATTAAAACGAGGAGATTGGAATCAAGAGAGATCTAGAACAGCCACTATGATTAGACAATATTTTAAAGGTGAGTTTGATTACCAGAAAAGATATCCTAAAGGCGATAACGAAGAATCTTTTCCAGCATTACGAGTTTTAAAACTTCCACAGGAAGGTTTAGAAAAAGAAGAAGTACAAGATGAAATAATAGAAATAGAAGATAAGGAGAATATAGTATGACGAAGCCACCTAAAATTTATATATCAATGCCAACATATGATTTAATGCAGGTATCAACCTGTTTATCTTTGGTAAAATTATTTAACAAACTTACTGTTGCTAAAATGCCTGCAGAGTTAGGAACATTTAAATGTCCTTACGTTGGTTATGGAAGAAATGTATTAACTGCAATGTTTTTAGAATCAAATTTTGATTATCAATTATTTGTAGATGCAGACATGGAGTTTGAACCTGATGTTGTTGGACGAATGATCATAGCACAAAAAGATGTAATTTGTGTGCCTTATAGAAAAAAAACACAAGACAATGTGTTAAAATTTTCTGTAGAATTTGATGATCCAACTAACATTCAAATAGATGACAAAGGTATTGTAGAGTTAAAAGCAGGCCCTGCAGGTTTGACATTAATTCACAGAAAAGTTTATGAAAAATTAATTAAAGATAATCCACATCTTAAAATAAAACAAAAAGAAATAATATCTGAAAAGGCTAATTCATATTTTTATAATTTTTGGGATACAACTTTTGATTCAAGTGGAAACTGGTGGGGAGAAGATGTTAATTTTTGTAACTTAATTAGAAAATCAGGTTTTAAATTTTACGGGATTGTAGATGGAAAAACCACGCACCATGGATCATATGGATGGACAGGAACTTTAGCAGATGGATTTAAAAAATTAAATGGAAAAGATCAATAAAATTTATGGACCGCCTGGAACGGGTAAAACTTATAGATTAATTAAACGTGTAAAAGCATATCAACGTAAAGGTGTGCCTTTGCACAAGATAGGATACTTTGCTTTTACCAGAAAAGCTGCAGAAGAAGCCCGTAAAAGAATTAATGTACCGGAAAAACAAGTGCCATACTTTCAAACTTTACACGCATTTTGTTATCATCTCATAGGATTGAAAGAAGAAGATATTATACAACCATATCATTACGAAGATTTAGGTAAAAAATTAAATATTCGTGTTTCTTTTACGGACAAATACAATGAAGAAGAGACACATTTTTTAACTTGTAATAATCCGTATTTTCAAATGATACAAAGATCTGTTAACAAAGATATTCATATTAAAGAAGAATATAATTTAAACCAACACGACAGAAGAGAAATAGATTACGATACATTAACTCATATCTATAGAAATTTATTATTATACAAAGCCAAAAATAATATTTTAGATTTTAATGATATAATAATGGAAGTATTAAAATCTGATAAAATACCTAAATTTAAAGCTATATTCATTGATGAAGCTCAAGATTTATCACCCCTTCAATGGAAACTTTACGATAAATTAAAAAAACATTGTGATCAAATTTATTTAGCGGGTGATGATGATCAAGCTATATATGCATGGGCAGGAGCTGATGTTAATCGATTTATAAATGAACCTGGAAAAGAAATAATATTAAGACAATCAAAACGTATATCAATGTCTGTACAAGCAGAATCAAAAAATCCGCTGATGAGAATAGAAGGAATAAGAAAGAAAAAATTTTATAAACCTAGACATTATGAAGGTGAATCACATTACATATCTGATCTTCACCAAGTCGATCTTACAAAAGGAAAATGGTTAATTCTTACAAGAACAAAAAGTAATTTATTAGATATCATGAAAGATTTAAAAAATAAAAATTTTTATTATCAAAGTAATAAAGGTAAAAGTTTTAAAGTAGGAATGTATGAAGCGGCGGCTGCATACTCAAAATGGCAAATGGGAGAGATATTAAATGAGAAAGAAATTAGTGCAGTTAAAGATTATATACCTAACGGCAAATGGGATGACAAAAAAAATTGGTATGACATATTCTCTGCAGATCCAAAAGAAATATTATATTTAAGATCGTTAATAGCTTCAGGTGAAAACTTAAAAGAAAAAGCACGTATATGGTTGTCTACAATTCATGCAGCAAAAGGTGGAGAAGAAGATAATGTAATTTTATCATTACACCAAGGTAATAGAGTTCAACGAGGAATTAGATTAAGTGTTGACAAACAAGATGAAGAGCATAGAGTGTGGTATGTTGGAATCACTCGAGCCCGAAATAATCTATACAAATTAAGAGCAAAAAAGAAATTAAAGGAGTATCAATTATGACAAGTAAAGATATATTTGACGAGGTGTTTCCTCAATACACGCAAATTGGTGGAAATCATTATACAAAATTTCCTATTCAACCTTACGAGTTTATTTCTAAAAACGATCTATCGTTTTTTCAGGGGAACGTTATAAAATACGTTTGTAGGTATCAGCGTAAAGGAGGAGCAGAAGATATTAAAAAAATAATACACTATTGTCAGTTAGAATTAAAAAATATGAAGGACAAAAAAAATAAATGATATTACCCCCTACAGAATGGGTTCAACCTACAGAGTATCCTGATCTTAGATCTTACGACGAGATAGCTATTGACTTGGAAACTAGAGATCCAGAGTTAAAATCAAAAGGATCTGGTGCTGTTATTGGTAATGGTGAGGTAGTAGGTATAGCGGTAGCCACTTACAATGATCAATGGTATTTTCCAATAGCTCATGCAGAAGGGCCAAACTCAAATAGAAAAAAAACATTAGAATGGTTTAAGGATATTTTGGAGTGTCCAGCTACAAAAATATTTCATAATGCTATGTATGATGTTTGTTGGATACGTAGTTTAGGATTAAATATTAACGGTTTAATAGTAGATACAATGATAGCGTGTTCGCTGTTAGATGAAAATAGATTTTCATATACACTTAATACTTTATCGTGGCATTTTTTAAGTGAAGGTAAAAATGAAAGAGCATTATATGAGGCAGCCAAAGCAAGAGGGTTAGATCCCAAAGCAGACATGTGGAGATTACCTGCACAAGAAGTTGGAGCATATGCAGAGAAAGACGCTCAACTAACTTTTAAACTTTGGCAACATGTAAAAAAATTATTAGTAGAAAATGATTTAGAAAATATATTTAATCTAGAAACGGATCTTTTTCCTTGTCTTGTGGATATGCGTTTTTTAGGCGTTCGCGTAGACACTCAACGAGCTTACGAATTACGTAAGGAGTTAATAGGACAAGAGCACCTATTATTGCAACAAGTTCAAAAAGAAACAGGAGAAGAAGTTCAAATATGGGCAGCAAGATCGATCGAAAAAGTTTTCCAAAAACTGAACCTATCTTACGAGCGTACTGCGAAATCTGGTGAGCCTTCATTTACAAAAAATTTCCTTTCTAATCACGAGCATCCTATCATACAGAAGATAGCAGAGGCAAGAAAAATTAATAAAGTTAACACAACATTTATAGATACAATTTTAAAACATGAACACAAAGGTAGAATTTATGCAGAGATAAATCAAATAAGATCTGATGATGGTGGAACAATCACTGGACGTTTTTCTTACAACAATCCAAACCTACAACAAATACCAGCAAGAGATAAAGTTTTAGGCCCAATGATAAGAAGTTTATTTATACCTGAAGAAGGTTGTAGATGGGGGTGTTTTGATTACTCGCAACAAGAACCAAGACTTGTTGCACACTATGCATTACGATATGGTTTGCCATCTGTAAATACGATAGCAGATTCATATGACACCGACCCATCAACCGACTTTCACAAAATTGTAGCAGAGATGGCAGAGATACCTCGTTCACAAGCAAAAGTAATTAATTTAGGTCTTTTTTATGGGATGGGTAAAGCCAAACTGCAAGCAGAGTTAGGCGTATCTAAATTTAAAGCAGAGGAATTATTTGATAAATACCACACTAAAGTTCCTTTCGTTAAACAACTTATGAATGAAGTTATGAAAGCAGCGACTAAAAAAGGTCAAATAAAAACTTTATTAGGTAGACGCTGTAGATTTCCTAAGTATGAACCTATATTACGGGGTGCTGACTGGGGTAAATACATACCAGCTGAAGATGAGGAACGCATGAAAGACTTACAAGAGATGGGGCCATATTTAAAAGATGAAGAAGATGAAATAATAAAAGATAAAGATGGTAATCCAAAGAAAAATTATTGGCACAACAATCCTACACGTAGGGCATTTACATACAAAGCGTTAAATAAATTAATACAAGGATCGGCAGCTGACATGACAAAAAAAGCTATGTTAGAATTACACAAAGAGGGTATTACTCCACACATACAGGTTCATGATGAATTAGATATATCAGTCATTAATGATTTAGAAGCTGCTAAAATAAAAGATGTGATGGAAAACGCAGTTGACTTGAAGATACCTAATAAGGTAGATTATGAGTCAGGTCCTAACTGGGGATCTATAAAATGAGGATTTATCATGGCTTATTTAAATGCAAACATACCACCTATCTATGCACAAATAAAAAGAGAGTATTTATATGACTTACAAAAACATCATGGAGAGGTTGAAGACTGTATTGTCTTCGGCATATCAGCTCTTACTGGAAGGAGTATATTATGGCATGCTATTATGGAAAACGGTGCAATATTTTATCGCCTACCTATTAGCGCGTTTATTCAAAAGGGATTTGAACCATCCCGAGTGCCCGAGCGACGACTTGATGAACTTCAGCTCTGGAATTGTTTTAGTTACTATCCTTCTGTTCATTCTTTCGACATACTAGAAGGACAAGCAGGTAAGTACATAGGTAAAGATAAAAAATGGCATCCAGGTAAATATTTATTTACTATTGACTTTGCTCACCCAGAACCTAATATACTTGACACTGATCATTCAGAGATACCGCACGAACACAAGTGCGCTCACATTATTGCCCTAGATGATGGCAATTTTGCAGCACAACCAAACAATAGATGTATATGGGACATACCTTCTTTCACTGTGAAAGATAATACACCTGATTGGAAAGTGCAAACATCTGAATGGAATGTTGAAGATAGTAGAGCATGGCGGACAGAAGACACCGACAAGTTCTTCTATGAAATAGAGGAGAAGAAAAAATGATGGAAAAATGTAAAAGAATTTGTTGTAAAATTTGGGAGATCATTTGCTGGCCTTGGAAAAAGCTAGTAGAATGGTTATGGACAAGATAATTTATGTCTAAAAAACCACTCAACATATCGGAAGAGGCAGCCGTTCAAATGCCTATGAAGACGGTTGCCTCACTGATTGTGATCGTCGCTCTTGGAACAATGGGCTATTTTCAAATTGTAGAACGTTTAAATATTGCTGACACCCGAATACAGTTGATGGAAAAAGACTTGGAAGAAAATACAGAGTTTAGAATAAAGTGGCCACGGGGCCAACTTGGATCGCTTCCCGCGGACTCGGAACAATTTATGATGATCGAAGATCTTTATAAAACTACAGAGAAGTTAAGTGCACATATAGAATCAATGGCTTTAAATAAAGTAAACATTGAGTTTTTAAGAAAGCAGATGGATAAAGTTTTAGGTGATATCGAGAGATTAAAAGATCAAAACAGAGAGTTTAAATATACAAATGGCAGCCAAAACTAAAAATAAATTAACAAGATTTGAATGGGTAAAAAAGAATATAGTCATTGTGCCTGTAGTTGCTGCAATACTAGCTGGAACATTTACATCTATTAGATATGTATTAAATCTAACAGATACAATTGAAGAAAACAAACAAACCATAATTAATTTACAAAGAGACATAGAAGTAACAAAAGATAAACTTACAGATGTTTCTACAAGACTATCAGCTGCAGAGGCGACATGGGAAATGGCAGAAAATTTATATAGACAATTAGCAGATCAGGTAAGAGAACATGAATACGATATTAAAGATCTTTCTCGTTAGTATTTTGTTTTGCACAGCAGCATATGCAAAGAACGAGTATTTAAATACTTATCCAAATAATTGTGATGAGGGTAGTTGGGAAACATACACAGAAGTCAGACAACATGAATATAAGACTGGCACGAATGATGAAAGTCAAAGTCAGGTGTTAGGTTTTAGATGGAGAAAATCTATTGGTAGTGCATGTAGTGAAGAGTTTAGAAAAGAACAACAGAATCAATTAAAAATAAAAAGACAATTAGAACTTGTTAAAGAATGCAAAAGAGTGCCTAGAATAAAACCAGTCCCTCCTGAGTTTGCTGAGCTAATTAATATGTGTATGAAATTAGGTGTCGTATCTTCTGCCTCTTTTAATGAAAGAGACTTTGATCCTAAAATTAGTTATTGGACAGAATTAAAAGAACAGTATATGAAAGATAATCCTAATGTTATTACATTAGATAATTATAAGGGAAAAAAATGATTGCTGAATGTGTAGCTTTGTTAATGTTTGTAAATGGAGAAATTAAAGAGGCTCGTTTGCAACCTACCATGTCTAAATGTTTGCGTGGTAAAATTACGGCTGAAAGACAATATTCTGAAAGCGTATCCTACAAATGCTATAAGGGTCAGGCAGAATTAGAGGATAACATTGATGGCTCAAAATCCATTAAAAAACTTATTATATCTCAATAAATTTGCTAAAATGTTAAGAGACGCAAGATTTTATCAGCGTAGAAAAAATAGTAAAAAAGTTTATAATAGAAAAAAAATAAAAAATGAATCTTACACGTAACTTCAGCTTATTAGAGCTTACCAAAAGCGACACTGCTATCAGAAAGGGCATTGATAATAATCCTAATGCTGATCAGATAGAAAAATTAAAATTATTATGTGAGAATATTCTCCAGCCGGTACGTGACCATTTCGGCAGGGTCAAGGTGACTAGCGGTTTTCGTAGCGTAGCATTATGTATGGCTATCGGTAGCTCTGCAAATTCACAGCACGCCAAGGCCGAAGCCGCAGACTTCGAATGTCCGGGTGTGGACAACGTTGAACTTTTTGATTGGATTAAAAATAATCTTTCGCCAGATCAGCTCATCCTCGAGTTCTACACTCCGGGTGAACCTAACTCAGGATGGATACATTGTAGCTGGATTGAAGGCACACCAAGAGCATCATTCCTGCATGCGTTTAGAGAGGATGGCAAAACAAAATACAAACCTATACTAGGAAACGCGAGGGATATCTTTGTCTAAAAAAATATTAATAATGAAAGCTTTTTCTACCATAGATACTGTTCATGGTTTTTGTGAAGAGTGTGAACAAGAAAGTATTTTAGTTGGAGTTGTCACTGATTATTACAGATGTACAAACTGTGGTGCTGACACTAGACAACATATTAATGGTAGTATAAGGTATATGAAATTAAGTGAAAGTGATAAAGCATATATAAAACAAAATGGCCAGGAAGTTTAAAAACTTTGTACCAAGACCGAAGCCTCGTAAAAGGCCTCGACGCCATAAAAAAAGTTTAAATAAAAATGAGAAACGCAGCTATAAAAAATATAACAGACAAGGCAGACGAGCTAGCTAATCTGTATTGGAAAACTAGGGAAGAGAGATATAAGATACTTTGGTACCAAAAGATAAAGCAGGCTTCTTCTTTATGTCAGGCTTCTTCGGAGGAACAATCACCTCCTCGCATTGAAACCTAGGATACATTTTATATTTTACTACATCTTGTTCTGTAAACTGACCTTGATACAATATATCGTATGATTCTGATAAACCAGTTCTGACACAATCATAATAAGTAGACACAGGTTTTGGGTACTGGTCCATAGTAAAACAATTACCCGCTATGCTAGAACATATGTAAATTGTTAAAAAAAATTTCATTGACAACCCTTGTAAAATTATATAAATATCCTATATCTTTAGATATTAAAAGAAAGGATATACTAAATGACAGACATAAGCAAATACAAAAGTCTCGCAGTTGATCACGCCTGCTATGATAAAATTGATCAGATGACCAAGACTCTGGCACCAGGGATCACACTATCTAGAGCACAAGTTATCAGAATGTTAGTAGACGAAAAGGCGAAAAAATTAAATGGCAAAATTACAAAGCGTGTTTCCAAAAGCAGTTAATGTTTTAGGAGAAAGGTTAAATCCTGAACGAAGTCTATGGCGTAATGTGTTAATTGTTGCGTTAGAGGATGCGATTGGTAAGCATTGGCGAAACAAAAACTTTGGCACTGCAAATGTTTTTCATAAAAATACTGATGTTGATTATCATGTTAAAGCAGCTAAATCTTATTTTTTAGAGCCAAATAGAGACTTTGCAATGGTTTGTCAGTATGCAGGGTTTGATCACGAGTATATTCGTATGAAAGCAAAACAATTTTTTGAAAGTGGACAGAGTATGAAAACTTTTAAAAAGAGGAGAAAGTATGAAGAAGAAAGTAATCTGCAGCGTTTGTAATGGTAACGGATTTGTCCGTGTACCTTACGAACAAACCTACGAAGAGATGTGGGCTGATTGTGACTTCTGTAAAAATCAAGGAGAGATAGAGGTAGAATATGAGGAGAACGACAAACTCCAGTGACAAGGCAAAGATAAAGTTTTTACAAAATGTATGCCGAAGAGCTGGAAAAGAAATATACCAATATAAAGATACAATAAATAAATTAGAAAGGAGATTAAATGATAAGAGGAGATAGTTCAGATTATGAATTGCTGGAAAAATGGGCTAAAAATTTTGATTGTGACGGCCACTACACTTGTGAGATTGGTGTTCGTGAAGGACTGGGAAGTAAAATTATCATGGATAACGTTCTTAACAATTATATGCATGTGGGTGTGGATCCATATGCGAACCTTAAATATCAGCATTACGATAATCAACCCGCATACACCGCCGACTACACAGATGAAATGCGAGACACAATGCTCACGGATTTTAGAGAATATAGAAATCAGGGTAAGTTCAAACTAGCAAACATGACTGATACTTTGTTTATGACTAATCCTGAATGGAATGAAAAAACTTATGCGTTTGTACACTTTGATGGCCCACATACATCCCCAGCTGTTATGACGGAGGCGGTATGGTTTGCCAATAGATGTGCCCCGCATACAAGATTTGTATTTGATGATTATAAAAAATATGACATGGAAACAATTATTCACGCATTAAAAATATATGGATTCGAAGTTCATGGCACGGGTGATAATAAATGCATGTTAGCGAAAGTGCCAAAAAATGATTAGAGTATTAATTCTATTCGTATTATTAACGGGTTGTAGTGCAAAGTTTGATGGCTATGACCCAACAACTGCAATGTTAAGATGGATAATAACACATGATACCAGAGACAGATAGAGCATATATTGCAGGTCTCTTTGATGGTGAGGGCTGTGTATCTTACAAACAATACAATCGTAAAAGACCACATAATAAAAAAGCATACCCAACTTGGCAAATAAGATTAGAAATAGCTATGACTGATCAATCTGTGTTACGTTGGATACACGAGGTGTTAGGTGTGGGTACAGTCACTGAAAAAAGATACCGAACTAAATACACAGTTGGTTGGAAAAAACAATGGCGTTGGCGTTGTTCGCACCGAGATGCTTTTTATGTTTGTAGACTTATATTTCCTTTTACTCATGTTAAAATGGAAGGAGTACAAAAGATATTACAACATTACGCTCACATACAAATGAACGACAATGTAGTTGATTTAAAAGAATATAAAAAATTTATGAGTTTAGAATGATTCTAAAGTATGGATTAGGACTGTTGTTAGTTGGAATAATAGCTATGTTTATAGCTTCAATAATTGTATACCAAGTATTTAGAAAGGTGGAAAAAGACAATGATATGGAACGGTAAACCAAAGTTTGATTATCAAACGATTAAACGAGTCGATAGTAAGTCGGGTCGTGTCTACGATATTAATAGTGAAAAACTGCCATCAGTTACAACGATACTGGGTGCAACTAGATCCGAGGAGTCTAGAGCAAAACTGGCAGCATGGAGGCAAAGAGAAGGCGAAATTAAGGCAGACAAGATTCGAGACGACGCTGCTGCTCGGGGCACGATTATGCATAGAATTCTTGAAGGATATATAAAAGATGAAGGACATATGGATCTGACTAAATTAGGACAAGAGGCAGGCACCATGGCCCAAAACATCATCGATAAAGGCTATTTCCGGCCTTTAGAGGAGGTATGGGGGTTGGAAATGCCCCTATGGTACCCTGGATTGTATGCGGGCGCCTCAGACGTCGCTGGCGTCTATGATGGAAGCCCATCGATAATAGATTTTAAGCAAAGCAATAAGTACAAGAAGCGTGAATGGATAGACGATTATTTCATCCAATGTGCTGCCTACGCCATGGCTCACAACTATGTGTATGGTACAAACATAC